ACAATAGTTGCACCATCAACATTATATGCATAAGATCCAGGACGGTTATCAACAATATGATCACCAGGATACAACATAATTGTAAACTGGTCAAATTTATCGTCAGCATTACCTGCACTGACGTATGAATATTTTGCTACTTCAAGTACAGCTCTTGCAATCGTCCTAAATGGTCGGATTGGCGAATTGCCCTTATTATCAATTGCATCAGTGGAGTCAAAGTCATCAGGATTGACGTAGATGATTCTACCTTCTACTGATGAAATGATGTTTTGAAGTCGTGTTAATGCCATTAAATCGTCCTAGTATAACACAGGTCTATTTCTTATTTTTATTTATACTCTTTACGAACCTTCTTTACCGACTTCAGTTCAGCTTTAATGTTTTGATAAGCACATTCGGCATCAATTTTACCTGCAAACTCCATTGCACAGATGATTTCTACCTTTTTACCAAAGTCACTCAGTGCTCTGTCAAATCCGTCGTGTTTGGAGTACATGTTTCTATTGCGTTTATTGTATCTAGGTACATATCATATGGAACCATGACAGCATTGTTTTTACCATCAGTCACACCTATGATAGAACCTTCTTCCACACGTGTGATCAATTCATCCCAATGCTCTTGCCAGTATTCAATAGTGTAAGTTTCCATAATAGTACTAAGAAGGTTTGTCATACTCTTTCTTCGTTTTGAAGTAGAGTTTATAGTATGGTCTTTTCATTTCGTCAAGGATTTTCATATCCTCTTCAAAACCCATATATTTACAGAGTTGATAGGACCCCTCCAACTCACTAATCAATCTTAGTATGTTAGCGGGGTGCCTTTCAAGTCCACCAAAATCATATTCACTCATGCTGGTGGGAGTTCAGAAATTTCATCTAATTCTACTGGAAATAATAATGGATGGAGTTCTTCCATCATAAGATACTCACTATTCTTTGTCAATTGCTCAACATCGATAGCATCTTCAGATCCTGCTACTGCTTTTACATAAGGATCATCTCGCTCTACTTCCGTAATGTCATCATAAACAAATGGCATCCCGTTTAAGTAATATACAAGAACAATTCCTATGTAATTAACATATCTGTAGTCACATCTTAATTTGTACATTTCTTTAATAGGAGCGGGGGGACTTGAACCCCCACGAGTTTAATACTCAGCGGATTTTAAGTCCGATACGTCTACCGATTCCGTCACGCTCCCAAGAAATAGTTAGAAATCATAATTGATTTCAAATCGTTCGGAATTTTCACGTACCAAACTTAAAACCTGCTGAAACTCATCAGGTGTTCTACAATCAACGCTTAACTCTCTGCCCAGATCAGAATGAAGTGTAATTAACCGTTTGGTAATACTCACCTCTACCCGGCAAACAGATTCGTCAGTAAACATAGTGTATGTGTTTTTGTGGACTCTGTAAGTATACCATGGGAATTGGTCGTTGTCAACCCCCTTAGTTCAAGTACACTCCGGTCAGACAATCAACATCAAGATATGGACCGCCAGCAAAGATGTTACCGACTCCCAGAAGAGCGTTCATACTGATGCCACCCAGAGCAGTTGTAACCGCAAATGCAGGGGTTAAAGGACCCAAAGCACCCGATGGTGATACACCAGCAATAGTGTGCCTCTCAACACCACCAACATTAAAGATAACATCGGCAAGGACATTTACTTCAAAATTACCTGCACCATTGAAACTAATCGTAGATCCAGGTGTCAATGTATTCACAATAAATCCTCCAGCATAATTAAAAGTAATTGCACCACCAGCAACTGTAGTTTCTACATTTTGACCACTGGTTGCCATTTTGTTTGCTTCGACCTGATATGTACCTAAGCACTTAAAACCAGCATCATTAGCATTGATGATATACTTATTCTTAACATTAAGAGTATAAGTACCGTCAACAGTTTCAAACTTATCACCTTTAACATGTTGATGCATATCACCCTCTACTAAAAGGTGAGCATTACCAACAACATTGATGCATAAACGATCACTTAAATCTTTCTGTTTAGCATCTACCTTAGATCCTGCCTTAATGTTAATATGTCTTGCAGCAATAACATTAACATCTCTTACTGGTGAATGAACTTGGACATCACCATTTGCAAACATTTTAATGTATGCACCAGTAGTACCATGTCTGAGGTTAATGTATTCATTACCATCAGTTTCATTCATCTCCCATTTATGACCAATAGCAGTTACTTTCTGCTTATTATCAGGATATACTCTAGAATCTGTATTGTTGTTATCATCTATTTTTTTGACAGCATTTTTAGTTTTACTGTCATAGTTAGAAGTATCCCTATTAGAATGACCCATAATTTATTCTCCTGGATGTCCTACACAATCAATAATTTCTCTGTATTCATCATAATTGTTGAGATAATCCTTAGCATCTTTCCTAGGAATATATTTCAAAATTGGTTTGATGACTGCTTTTCTTTGTTGACCTAATCCAATTCCAGACCCACAAGACATATAAATCTTAGGCAGATCAGTAAAACCAAAACCTTCTTTAACAACTTGAACTCCAACTAGGAATCCGTTTTCAATAATCGGTTTTAATTCTGGAAGAACTACTTCATTTTCTTCATTTTTTCCTGGTTCTACAATGATTGCACATGTTTCATCATAACCCTCACCGCTTTTTATAACAAAAGGTGGACTATTGTCAGTAATAATTCCTAACCAATACCCATTATCGGCAAATATACCAGGAATATTATCATAGTTTGGATCTCCATTTTCATCAGTAGATACTATTTCAGAATTAGAAACAGATCCATCAAAATAAGGATAACCCCCACCTGGATTTGTTACAACAAGATCTTTGATTCCACCTTTATCATCTAAAATAGAAATAACTTCACTTCCACTACCCCACCCTGGAGCAGGGAATATAGTGACATTTGGTGGATTAACTAATCCAAACCCAGGATTTGTTACGACCCCACCAACAACTTGACCATAAGAATTAATTACTGGAACTGCATAAGGAGTTGGGTTACTGCTATCATAATTTGGTTTAGGATAAATGTCATCAGTCATAGTAAAATTATTACCACCACTGCCACTACCGCCACCAGATCCAAAACTACTCCCACTACCACCAGATCTAGATCCTGGTTCATAATTAATAAGAGATCCTTTAAGTACAAACTTATCTAATTCATTCTGAATACCAGTGAAGAATAAGTTTGGGATCATAGGAAAATTAAAAGATGTTGCTTTACTGCAATCTAAAGTTCCTTTAGCAATGTTTCCATTACTGTCTCTCAATTCTATACTATCGATTGAAGATAGGAAAGAATCCGATCCATAAAGACCAGTATTAACTGAATCTGGCAATCCGCCAAAAGTTTCTAATCTATTAAAGAATGCATTAACTGCATTGTCTGGTCGATCACCAACACCAGTAGTGTAATCTCCAATACCTAAAATACATGAAAGACCACCATCACAGAACATTGAGATCAATTTACCAATTGATGCTAAGAAATTACCATTAAATGCACCACCAAAATCACTAATTAGTGAAGTAATCTGACCGAGAGCACTTAATGCACTTCCAATTCCATCTTCAATTTCTTTAACAATACCCTTTAAGATATTACTAACCTGACAAAATGCCGTATTTAAGACATCTTCAACCAGTGTAGTAAGGATGTCAAGAAGAAGATTGTATACTTTCTCAAGAATAGTTTGGAAAATACATTTAATAATTTCAAATAATACTTCAGAAAATTTCATCCCTGCAGTGATTGCAACCCCTCTACCATTTGAAAGAGGCGACAGTGCTGTGATTATAGGAAGAAGTGTCTTTTCAAATAGATTTTTAAGTTCATTAACTACAAGTGTTTTGATATCTCCTAAAAGACCATTAACAGAGTTTGCTAATCTGCCAAAATATCCTGTAATGATATCTGCAGTTCTAGTGATATTACCTGTTAATTTATCAACTAACAATCCACCAACATTCTCTTGATTACTAAGAAATTTAAAAAGGTCTCCTAATATTCTAGAAATTTCATTCTCAGGTCTTGGTCCACATTTTCCATTAGAAACTGCAAGAGTTACCTTTTCATTATCAGATTGCCTCTGATCAGCATCACTAGTAGTTCCTCTTTTACTACCACGACCTGCCGCACCATGACCCCCAGAAGATTTGTTTTGATCTCTAGTTTTTAATACCTTCTCAGTTGGGATATAGTTATTAGTACCACCAATAGAATCTAATCTATCTTCAAATGGTTGACTTTTATCTACAATACCAAGTGAACCCATAACTAATGGTTGTTGAGCACTCTCTCCATCCATGAACATACCAAGTACCCACATGCCATTCTCTAGACCATGGGTAGTACCAGCACCATCTCTAGTAATAGTTTCAGTGGTTGGCATCATTACAGATGCCCATGGAAGATCATTAGAAGGTAAACCCACCTGTGGATCTCTACTCCTAGTATGATATCCCATAATCCTAACTTTGACACGGAAGGATTCATCTTCATCAGTAGATTCAGTGCCATCGATGAGAGTTCTCCCATCTCCTTCAACCTGACCTACCCAAAGACGGTTACCCTGTGCCCCAAACCAATAGTTAGATTCTAATGTAGGTGCTGCGCCTAACATACGCTATCAATCCTCGTAAATTCTACATTCGTCTGCGTCTGGTTCCATTTCACAAAACAATTCTAAAGGTGTGGGATCATGATGATCTCCTGCTTCAATCTCTGCTTTGTGATTTTGTGCATAAAATTCAAGTTCTTGTAATTCACCTTCAATGTGACGACGTTGATTAGGTGAAGTCATAGGATTGTCAAGAATCTCCTTATCCTTGGCAATGTGTGCTTCGATGTTTTCCATGTTAGAGTCCGAATGAGTCCCTTATAAGTGTGAGATTGGTTTTAAATTTGTCCTCACTTCTAGTATATATGTGAGTGAGGTCAGCAATAATGTAGCGTCCCGAAGTATTTGTATCAAGATTACCTTGAGAATCAAAAAATTCGATGAATATTGGGTCCGCTGCATGTAATGCCATATTACCAATAGTACAGGTAACTGTCAAGACCTGACTAGTAAAAATGCCCAATCTGGACACTGATTGGAGTACAGTTTCTTGAAACGCTGACGCATCATCCTCTTTAGACGAATCTAATGAAGCAAACAGGTCACTATTATAAGCAACTATCATATTTCTAGTGGCATATGAACTTTCAACTTGAGGTTGATCATCCCCTTTAGGTTCCAAGTCATCTTTCATCGCAGGACTATTTAAAGACCCCATCCAATCAGAACCAGCAATCTTTTTCCATTTAGGATATAGTTCTTTCAATGTATACTTTCTAGTAGTCATTGTACAATTAACTACATCAAAAAATTCAATCTGACCAGAATAAAATCCTCTATCAAAATTTTGTATCATATCAATACTATTTTGAAATTCAGGATTATCAATCCTAAATGCATCTTGATTACCATTTGTGCCTGTTCCTGTAGTAAGCACTACTTTATGATTTCTTTGTGCAGCAAGTGTATCAACAGAAACATAGTTGTAAGCTACATATGTTTCATAAAATAAATATCCTGCACTGTTGTATTGTTTACTTGGTGCTTGATCTGTAGATATAAATTTATTTCTTGCCCAGGTTAAAATATCAAGAGGTCTAGAATTTGGTGGTATAAACGTAAGTTTATTCACACTTTTAGTTGAAACAACAGGTTTGTTCGTATTTTCAAGTTCCTTACCAATAATTTCCCCAACTAACCTTTGTGAATCATACTCTTTATATTTCTTACAAACTCTTTTTTGCATAGAAAGAATTGCATCTTTCCTACACAATTCAACTACAAATGATTTACCCGTATCAAGAACAGATTTACTATGGATATTATAAGCATATAAAGGTCCATTTGTAGAATTATTAGTAAATTCAAATTTTACCCCATTCTGCTCATCAGTAAAGACAACTTCAAACACTTCCATTCCCACAAGAACATTTGAGATTCTTGTAGTAGTATCCATAATATTAAGAGTAACCGTCAAAAATTTATCAAATAAACCTTCCTTATACTCTAACTGTAAGATAGATCCTTTATCAATATAAACAGCAGATCCATCATTAAATCTTACTGCTACAGAGTTGACTGAAAAATTCTTAATTTGATAGGGGTTTGACATAATTTAACTTCCTGTTTGTTGAGGTGCTCTACGTCCAATTTGAGTAGATGGAGGTGTGAACATAGACATTTTTGGTTGCTGTTGTTGCTGTTGAGATGTTGGGAAGGATAACATCTGTAATAGGTCAACCTTTGGTTTAGCAGATGGAGGTGGTGGACTGGCAGGCGGTCTAGCACCCATTGCATCAACTCGTCTAAAATGTGCTGCCCATTCTTCTGGTGATGAGTTTTCATCTGGCATCTCACTCAAAGGAACAGTATGTTGTTCTGGAGAAGCGGGAGCAGTTTCTACTTTAGCACCAGGGGTAAGCATTTTAGCATTACCAGCAGTGTTAAATTGATGTCCACCTAATCTAGTAGGATTAACATCTTGAGATCCATCATACCTTGCAGAATGAGTTCTAAATCCAGTAGATGCCATAATATTGTTAATACTACTAGCATCCATACCAGATGCTTCTAGATTAGCACGTAATGATGCTTCGTTACGTGCCATCTCAAGTGCTTTCATTGCTCTTGCTCTCTCTCCTTCTGTTAATCCTCTTTTTAGTTTTCCTTCTGCAAATGGTTGATACTGATTCTTTCCTTCAATAACATCGGTAATACTACCGCTTTTTGACATGAATGTGCCAGCACCAACTTCCCCACTTTGAATAAGACCCGCTCTATTAAGAACAGATCTTCCAACTGCTGCCATTCCAAGTTCACCCTCACCACCTGCTTCAGCAATCATTAGACGCATTAAGTATTCTTTTTCATCACCAGAAATAGTTGGGTCAGTCATACCGCCGCCAGGACCAGGACCAAAACCAGGACCATAATATTCACCAGGAGCAGGTGAAGGATCATCATCACTTGTACCTAGTAATGATTTAAGAATATTATCTATAAATTTCTTAACCTGTTCAAATATATCTGAAGTTTTACCGAAATCTAACTTCATTCCAGATAGTCCTGTTGATTTAGCAACATCACTGTAAATATTCTGAATAAACTGCCTACCAGAATCTGGAATGAAGGCAGAGAATGGAGAAATGATACTATTTGCAAATGATAAGACACCAGCAGCTGCTGCTTTCTGAGGTAATGATACTACAGAACTAAGAGGTCTAGTTAATTTAGCGACAAGAGATGATCTTTTAGGTTTTTGACTAAGGGGAGTAAGTGGTTTATGCTGACCTCCAGTAAATCTACCACCTTGAGCAGCTGCCCTCATTGGCATAGAAGGACCCTTATACCCAGAATCACCAGGAATATTAGTATCACGTGCTGGAATTGGTGCGACAGGAGTTACAGGTGCCTGTGGAGCAGGTGTAGGTGCCGCTGAGGAACTAGATTCAGCAGGTACGGTATCTTCTTCTTCTGCCGAAATAGGTTGTACTGGAGGATCTTCCTCTAGATCTTTTTTAATTTCATTAGGAAATACATCTAAGAAATCCCACCATTGATTCTCTCCCTCACTCTCCCTATCACGTTGAAGAAATGGTCGCAATCCTTCAATCACCAATGGCAGTGAAAACAATACAGCACCACTAACCATAGATGCTATCAATCCCTCTTCAACAACATTCTTTTTCCTTTTCTTCTTTTCTTCTTTCTCTTCACCAGGTTTTAAGTTTTCATCAGCACCTGCAGGTTTTTCTATCTGCTTTTCTCTAAGTTTTGCCTGTAAAGCACCTGTCAGTTTTTTATCAATTTTCTTTTTAAATTCAAATCTTGCCTTTGTAATTTTATAAAGATCAAATAATGCCACTCTAGTTTCAACAACATTCGTCATAATTTCAGTAAGAGATGCACCTACACCCATCTCTTTGGCATCTATTCTAGCATTTTTTCTCTGAAGTGCTTTCTTACCCTTAGTTTTTCTTCTTTTAGTTTTAGCAGGTTGAGGAAGAGGTTCATTTCTTACCTGCTCAAGAACATCATCTAATTTACTACCAAGTTGATCCTCAACCTCACCTTCCCAATCTTCATCTTTTTCAGGAGAAACTGTTTTCTTAGGAGGTTGCTTTGGTCCCTGCATCGCTTGAGGACCAATAGGTTTCTCATATTGGAATTTACCCTTTACTTCCTGCGCTGATTTCTTTTTAAAATCTTCAAACTTCTTCTTATCTGCTGCAATGAGTTCATCAATTGCATCCATAATCTTGTCAGAGGTTCCTTCTAACTTCTCATCAAGTTCTTCAATCTTATCATCAGCAAATTTATTTTCAGGTTTGTATACAGAAACTGTTCCACCACCACTATCCTTTTTTTCGGCAATAAAACTTTCTGCCATTTCATGCAGTTCAGTATTATTTCTTCCTTGAATAATCTTACTATCGAGAGCACTCGACTCTGAATCACTCAAAGAATTATAGTACTTAGAGATAAGACCAATCTGTTCATTAGTAAGTTGGTCAGCAAGTTTCTTGCCAAGTTTGGCTTCGTATGCCTTTCTTAATACCTTAGGATCTCTTGCCATATCAGTTACCTATTACTGCGTGACCCCATGCTGGAGTATTCTTTTGTATTATATTAATAGAAGATCCTGATCCAATCGGAATAGGAAGAACCTGAGGGACTTGTGTACTTTGCTTCTGAGCAATCTGTCTCTGTAACATTTGTGCAAAGATATTGTTATCCATGTCACCAGGATCTTCACCTACTGCATCATCTTTATTTAGTGCTGATACATCAACACTTCCTGATCTTGCAGTTCGTGAATCACCATGACCTGTTTTTAAAACAACTCTTCCTTGATCATCTGTTAGTGTAATATATCCACCATACCCTCCTCCTTTAGCATAGTTTACCTTGGAACCACCAATAGTTGGAATAAGAATATCATGACCTTCTACACTAGATCCAAATCTATTTTCTCCCATGAGAGGAGCATAGTAATCAATACTATTGAAACCACCTTGATCAATAGCACGTCCTCTAGGAAGATTATGTGCTTCAAATGCTCTTTGTAATAGGGCACTCTTTTCTTCCATAGAAGCATTAGGATCATATACTGTATTGGCAATCATATCATTAGAGAATTCAATCTTTCTACCTTGAGCAGCATATCCTGCTGCAAGTTGATCCATCATTGCTACCTTTTCTTCCATAGAAAGAGAAGCATTAAATTTAGTGTCAATGTGGTAATCAGAAGATCCACCAATATATGCTGATTTACCAGTTTTCATTTTTGTATTAAATACTCCATCTGCAGACATTCCTGATAAATCAAGATTAAATCTATCCATCGTTGCTGCAGCAGCAGGACTCCCACCAAATATATGAGCACCTATAGCACCAAGACCTTTGACTATTGGATTGTCAAGTACATTCTCTTTTACCCAATTAAATATTCCCTTAATTGGTTCTAAAATACTTTCAAATCCTTCACGAAGAAACTCTAAAATTTTCTCAGCAATATTACCAGTACGTACTTCTGCAGGTGAAATGCCTTTAACGTTATTAGTAGTTGCATATGGCAAATCATTGGCAACTGCAAGTTCTTTAATACTAGATGCCTGACTTCCAAGACCTGCTTTATTGATATAATCTTTTACTGTAGAAAGTAATTGCGATCCTCCAAAATTTAAGAAGTCAAGTGCTTCATCACTTCCAAGGAAGTATGAAAGTTTACTTTTGGGAACAATATACTCCTCTTCTCCACCATCTCCAACAATAACAAGTTGTGGTGTATTACCAGTAACCATGCCATCTGCTGCCATGGGAACACCGGCAATATCATTACCCCCTGCATTCTCCATAGGAGTGATTGCTGTGTCAACCCCAGATTTGATACCTGCATTTCTCTCATCTTTATTCATCCCAGTAATTTGGGCTACCATACCTTCATAAGATTTTGGAAATAAATCCCTCAAAATATCAACAACAACAGCAATTAATCCAACAACAGGAATAGCACTAAGAGCAGCAATAGCAGCACCCTCATAATCACCTTCAGTCCATCTCACTACCATATCCCATAATGCTAAGACGGTGGCAAGACCAACAACCATCCTACCTATTATTTTTATTAATACTTTCTTACCACCTTTTTGTATTATTTTTTCAGTTATTTTCTTACCAATTTTACTTTCTATTAACTTCCTAAACTGGGGTGTGCCTGCTAACCAAGCAAAGAAATCATCATACAGTTTTTTTGTCGCACCCTTTACATTCTTCCATGCTGTAGCTGCTCCATTTTTAATTGATGCATAAGTTTTTGGATCAGTTAAAACATTTTTCCATCTACCAACTGTAGCACTAACTGATTTAACTACTTTACCACCAAAAGTTGTAACAGCATCAAGACCACCTAAAAAAGCATTTTTACCTTGTTTAAATTTTTCACCCATTCCAGTAAATCTACCAAAAAATCCTCCTCCGCCACCGCCACCAAGGGATGGTAATTTAGGACCTTTAAATCCAGCACGACCTAACATATCACGGGCAAAGTTTACCCCAGATCTTACTTCATTATATCCACTAACTGCAAATTTTCTTGTTTGATTAATCTTATTCCCAGCAAATTGTCTTGCTGTTGCCATGCCAGCAGAGGCAAATTGTTTCGCTTGACCAAATGCACGTTGAGTTTGTTGCAGTGCTCTTCTAGGATCTCTAACTAATGTTTGAGCAAATCTTTTTCCTTGTCTAAATGGTCTACCAAGATTTCTTCCTAATCTTCTAAATCTTGTTGCAACATTACGTCTAAATGGTTGAGTAAATCTTCTTGCTTGTCTAAATGGTTTAGTAAATTTTCTCCACTGTCGTTTAATATTGACTTTTACTCTTCTCTTAAACTTGTTTATTCTTTTACGTAATAATCTACCACGTGCCCTAACTCCTTTAGGAACTAGTTTCTTAAAGAGTTTCTTAATTAATCTTCTTAATCCTCTACCAAGATTCCTTAACCATCTAGAGTTTTTCTTTTTCTTTTTATTTTCATCTTCTTCCTCTTCACCCTTACCATCTTCTACTTCTGAAGTTTTATCTCCATCTAAGTATGGTTTTAAACTAGATAATCTACTCTTTTCATACTTAAATATATTCTGTGCAAGTTTTAGATTTAAAACTGCAGTATTTCTAAGACGAAGAGTTTCTTTTACAAGTGTTCCAGTTTTAGGTTTTGCTTTCTTAGTAGTCGCTTTAGGTTCAGGCGCGTTCTTTGTTAGTGCCTTAGAAACATTGACAATAGGATTTGCATCATACACTGATAGGATGATGTCATTATATTCTGTTAATCCTACTTGCTTTGATTTCATTAACTTTGATGTTTTTGTTGTTCGATTCTTTGTCGTTCCTCTTCCAGATATTGTTTCAATAATGCAATGTATATATCTTTTTCCCAAGGAATAAGACCATCAAGTTCAGTTAAACTATACTTATGATGTTGCATTAATGAAAAGTTAGTTCTATAATAATTCTCTAAAGAATTATGGAAGAGGCTTACTCGAAAAAATTAGAAAGTCCTTCAATAACATACTTTGATTCAACCTTTGTATTTGGATTAGTGAATTTTACTTCATGCTTCAATGAAGGCATAGATTCAAAAAACTTCTGAATATCATTAAACTGTTTACTGCTCATATTTTCAAGAAAACCTACTAATTCATCAACAGTTGTAGTTGAACTGTCCCAAACATCTTCTTCATTATAAATTTTATCAATTGAGTTTGCGACAAACTTAAAAGCATCATCAATATTTTCTTGAGGATTAGTGAAACTTTCAAGTCCTGGATATTTCATCTCCACCCAAAGATCGTTAGAAATTTGAATCTTATTAGAATGTTCCTTATCAAATTTTACTTTGACATCATCAATATTAAAACTAACCTTTACCTCAGTTTCACCATCATCTGGACAGGTAAGAAGAAGATCTATAACTTCACCAACTGATTTACCTCTAATATTTAAGAAGATATACTCAATATCAAATGTTGCTAGTTTATTAAAATCAAAATCTTTTGTAGTTACACAAGCAGTAATAATTGATTTTAAGGCATCTGCAATTTCTTGATCATTTTCAGATTCAAGTGCTATGAGAAGAATTTTCTCTTCTTTTACAACAAAGGGTCTATACTTAATTCGCTGTTTTGTAGATGGTATAGTCAGATTATACGTTGGCGTATTTAAAGATGGTAAAGACATTAATTAAACTCCATATCATAATTTTATTTAGCATCACTGCTTAAGGTCATTTACCTGATTTCTTCTTAAAGTTTCTGTCGTAAAATACTCATAATAAAATGTACTTTGCAATCTCATTGGTTGATTTGGTGCATTACTTACAGTAAGATCATTAATCATATATGGGTATGCATTATGAAGTCGGGTTCTTGTAACTACATTATGAGTATCATAACTACTATTTGCTGAAAATTTTGTTCTAGAACTAGTGTTTGGTTCCAATTTGTCAATAATAATATCTTTGGTATAATTATTATAATATTGCATCTGCGAATAAATTGTTGGCGTAATTGTGCCAGAATTTACACCTAGAGAACTTTCAAACCCAAATATAAAATCAGACCACAATCTTAAAAATTTTAATGGAGTATGATCCATATCCATCAAAAATGCAATATTCATTTCAGAGAAATTCTTGGTATGAGCATATCTAATATTAATGCCAGGAACAGGTCCTTTGAAATCTCCAGTCGCAACACTATAACCTGGAATATTAACTTCATCTGCCAAAAAACTTAACTTAATTGCATTATTAACTGCCGTATCATTCTGTCCAAAGAATTCAGGTGAACTAGCACCTTCCATCAAAAACCCTCTATTAAACATATATGATGACAGAGTTGCATCCGTATTACTACGAACGGGATCCATAAGTTCAAACGAAATATGATATTGATTTGAAGAAGCTAATCCATAGTCCCCAACTATGTTCTTTCTTATTTTATCAATGTTCATCTAAATAGGTCTAGGAACGTATATTTATATTTAGCGACGTTATTATGGCATATTGTGGTAAGTACAGACCTTCTCAACCTCAAAAGTATAAAGGAGATCCAACTAATGTTATCTACCGTTCTTTATGGGAAAGAAAATTCATGGTATGGTGTGACAGCAATCCAAATGTTTTACAATGGGGAAGTGAAGAAATTGTTATCCCTTACATCTCTCCTCTTGATAATAGGGTCCATCGCTATTTCCCAGATTTCTATGTCCGAGCAAGAACTAAAACTGGGGGGACGGAGAAATTTATTATCGAGATCAAACCGTTTAAGCAGACAGCACCTCCCCAAAAACAACAGCGTCGTACAAAGAGGTATATAACTGAAGTTACCACATATGCTGTAAATGACGCAAAGTGGAAAGCAGCAACTGAATACTGTAAAGACAGAAGATGGCAATTTAAAATCCTAACAGAAAAAGAATTAAAAATATGAGCATCATTCAAGAGATAAAAGATGAAAATGCAAATACTGTTGCTAAACAGCGTACAGTAGCATTCAACTATCTTTTCAACAACGCTAAAGATGATGTTATGGTAGGTAAGTTTTACTTATTTGAATATGATCCAAAAACAAAATTAAAATTGTCACGTTGGGACAAATATCCATTAGTATTAGTAACTAATATCTATGAAGATGGATTTATGGGAGCAAACTTCCATTATACTACTCAAAAACAAAGAATGATCCTTGCTAAAAAGTTTCTAAATAGTAACGTAAAGATTCCATTTAAATTACTACATAGATATATTATCAGTAGAGCGGATAATTTATTTTTTGAAGTTCCAGAAGAGGAACTTGTTGAATTTGCTGCGTTGCCTATAGAGCAATTTTACGATAGTAAAAATAGATTTGTTAGTAAAAAGAAAGTTCAACTAGGATCACGTAAGTAATGGCAAACACAAGATTACAATATCCAAGAACAAGCGTAGAGAATACTGGACTCTTTCTTACGTTTAGAGCATATGATTATGGTAAAGCACCAACTCCTCCAGGCGCTTTACCAGATATTCAGAATATTATTTCAGGAAGCAATAGAGATGTACAGTTAACTCAGGGTAATTTTGCTGATAGTTTAATTTCTACATATGGAGATGGAGATGGTCTTGGTGCAGGGGGTGGTAGTAATAATGCTACTGGTGCAGATAATACTGGTGTAGCAAATATTTCACTATACCTTCCTCCTAAAATTGAATATCAGTATGGTGCTGAATGGCAGAAAATTTCATTCGGTGCTTTAGGTAATATGTTCGGAGCAGATGGTGCTGGAGGTTTCCTTGGTGAAGGTGTTAAATCACTTGCAGGATCAGCATCTAACTTTTTCTTTAATAAACTAAAAGCTACTGATGGATACAATGCAATTCCAAAAGTTGAAGGGTTAAGTGTAGATACGCTTATTGGTGCTGCATTTGGACAGACATTTAATGACAATACTATGCAAACTTTTAATAAAATGCAAACAAGAAGTTTTTCATTTGATTACTTGTTTGTAGCAAGAGATTCGACAGAAGAGAACGAAATTAGAAAGATTATAAAACAATTTAAACTGGGTATGCACCCAGATACAGTAGAAAAACAGAGAAGTAATTCACTATTCCTAAAATATCCCTATATTTGGAGAATTATTCCAAGTGGATATAAGGGTAAGATGAGAACACGATCTAACGGTGTTACTGTTGATGCAAATGCTAACACACCTAAAGTTAGTGAGTTTTTACCTAATACTAAATATTGTGCTCTTACAGGAATGAATGTTGACTATACTCCTGATAATGTAATTGCATTAACTCAAAATGGATTTGTTCAAGCAGTTAGATTGAGTTTGCAGTTCTCAGAACTGACAACTCTGGTCAGACAAGATATTGAAAAGTTTGAAGACCCCACACCGATTAACCAATTATAAAAATGGCATATTTCGATAAAGTTCCAGAAATTTTATATTTAAAATACGACAAAAATCCACAAAATGGTACGTATATTGCCATTAAGAACATTTTTGCTCGTATTAAACTTATTGATGATGTTGTACCCGCCGCAACCGTCTTTGATGATTATTTCATAAAAGATGGTGAAAGACCAGATACAATTTCTATGGATTATTACTCAGATCCAGGAAATGATTGGATTATTATGATGATTAATAATATTAGAAACTTATATGATGATTGGCCCATGGAACACAGTTCCTTTAATGAATATCTAAACTCAAAATATGATGATGTAACTGCAGTTCATCATTATGAAACTATTGAACAAATTCATAATGATAATATGATTTTACCTGCTGGTCTTCATGTTGGAGAAGCATATCAATTTATTACCCCAGAAGGCAATCTAGTAAGTAAGGAAGCATCTAGAGGTCCAATATCTAACTACATTTACGAATTACGCAAAAACGACAAAAAACGAGAGATCTTAATATTAAAACCCTCGCTATTAGATGAATTTATTGAAATTTTTGAAAAAGAGATGAAATTTACTCCTAGTACAGAGTATGTGAGTTCATCTCTTAAGATTTCTAAAAATTAAACCCATTCTGGTCTACGATGTGGCAACCTGAGGTAGTTATCAGATACCCATGGTTTAGATGCAATGTACATCTTGTATGCTTCCATAGTAGTGATGCTATCGTCTAATTTATACTCGTCAGGCATTGCCCTAACGAATGGTGTGTGACCTTCCCATTTCACATAAGGAATTATCTCATCAGCAGCAATAAGAGTCCTATAGCAGGTATGGTTTTTTCCATACCGATTATAATACTCGTCACATAATGCAACGCCATGCTCAAACAACCATCTAGTATTTTCTATGGTTTCGTTTGCCCAGATAGTGCATGGATGATTACGGAATGCTCCCTTCTCCGTAGCATAGGGTGTGCCGTCTTTCTTAGGTAGTGTGCCATACCCATGTCCCCACTTGTCTGAGGCGATTATAGAGAGCATCTGGCAGGTCTCCAGGGGCATCTTGACGATGTGCTTGTCAGGCAGAACCTGAGCAGAACGCCAAGGCGATTCGTCAGTAACAAAGATGTTCATACTAAAAGTTTACTAAAGCTGATTGCTAGAAGGAACATAAGCATTATAACCACATCCCATGATTTTGTCAGTACAAAATATGGTACTGAAATCATATCTGCAACAAAATGTAATGCAACTCCAAGAGTTGTATTAATGTGAAGAACAACAAAGTAGGCAGTAATCACTAGGATACTACCAGTTATTCTCATCGGGACAATGATGTTCATTTTTTAGATTTTATCCAACAAGGTTTGCATAACGAATTTACCCAACTGCCATCAGGTGCTTGGTGTCCAACTTGAGGTGTTTCATTCGCTGGAACCATCTTACCACACCCAGAGCACTTTGTCTCCCACATCTTCATAATGTTCTCTCTAATCGGTTTGTTGCTTGGTCTGGAAAATCTCTAGGACGACTATCTAACGCATTATCAGTTCTAGGCGAACCTTCATTTGCCTTCATCGTGTGTTGAAAGTTAATCCTCTTATATCTGATGCAAAATGGATCAGGCATCCAATATGTCACCTGCCAATTAATTAGTGGATTCAACTCAAGATGTTTCTCTACAGAATGATTAAAAATGCCAATCTGAATATATCCATCATGAGTGACACAAGAGTTGTCACCGACTGACACGACAAATAGTTGTTTCAAAGAGTTCCTCACTGGGGTTGAGATTTTTCACAAATTGCACGGGATCCTTTTCGGACTTGTGTACCCAATGATAGCGTACACACTCAAATTCTGGATCCCATGTCTGGATACAGACATAATCTTTCATTTGCGTTTCTTTCTAGGTTTCCGTTTACCGGTATGCTTCTTTACTAACTTGTTCAATTGTTCTGCATTCAACTTGTTAAGTTGTGCATT